GGACGAACGTGTCGGGGCGAGGGTTCGGGATCTGGGTGGCGACGTGGATGTTCCCCAGGCCGATCCTGGGAAGCTCCGCCAGGAGGGTCTGACAGACCAGCGCCTCGGTGTCCGGGAGAAGAACCCACTCGTTGGTGCTCATACCCCGAACGCCCTGCTCAGAGATCGATGGGTGGCCTCATCGCGCATCGCCTGGGCCGTCGCCGTGAGCACGATGAACCGGGCACGGGTCGCCCCGGTCGCATCGATCACGAGGTAGTCGGGCTCGCCGCCCGCGTTGGCCGCGATCCGGTCGGCGAGCTGATGGAGGTAGTCGCGCACCTCAGGCTGGCGGCGTACCTCGTTGAACCCGGCGACGTTGATCTCCAGTCGGAAGGTCGTCATCTCATCCCTCCCAGCGCTGCATCGAGAAGTGCAGGTGCGAGAGCGCCCCGGTGGGCGAGTCCCAGGCCGCAGGCTGGCCGAGCACTTCGTAGTCATTGCCGTTCCAGCGGATCCGATCTGTCGGGAGGATGTCCGCGAAGCGGGGGGCGTAGACCTCCCAGGCGTCTTGGATGGTGTCCCGACTGGTCAGCACCTCATCGGTCGCCCCGGGCTGCACGCTGCATCCACCGATAGGTAGCGGCTCGGGAGGCTGCGACCAGTCGGGCACTCTGTTGCCGTGCCCATCGATGATCCAGATCGGTCGCAGCCGGACGATGATGGCGCGTGCGAAGGACGCTACGGGCATCAGGCACCGACAATCCGATACGGGTCAAGCTGGGCCATGTCGTTCTCCATCAGCGCCAGGCCGCCCGCAGCTCCCGAGCTGGAGAGGGCGTACTGGATGGAGACATTCCCGGCCTGCTCCCGGGTGGCCCCGGTGGGCGAGCTGAGGGCGCGGGAGGTCATGCTCATCGCCATCGTCGCCAGCTCGGGCGGCGGGTCCGCGTACCCCGAGGTGAACGCGGCCTGGATCGTCCGATAGCCGAGGGTCCACCAGCTTCCCCAGTGCCCGGACTGCCAGAAGGTCGTCGCGCGCTCGACCTCACCGAGCTGGCTCCAGCGATACGCGGAGGCATCGGTGAGTGTGCCCGCCTCGGTGATGGAGGCGACATCGGTGAGGTACTTGGAGGGGAGCTGGAGGATCGTCCCGCCTGGCCCGTCCATCGTCAGATCGAACTCGACGGACGGGTAGATGTGCCAGCCGCAGTAGCGCCGGATCAGGCTTGAGGCCGCGTCGAGCATGAGCTGTGCGGTCGGGTCGCTGGCGTCGATCTGGCCCTTGGAATACGCTGCGAGCTGGGCCCCGGTTGCGAACGGCGGGAGGTCCTCCACAACCTGCTGCGCCGCCTCAACCATGAGCGTCATCCCTTCGCTTTGTCGTCCGGCGTCACCGCTTTGTTCTGCGGGGTCCGGGCCTTCGTGTCCGGTGCGCTGACGGCCTTGCCGCCGCGCTCCTTGGCGTCCTTCGCTGTGAGCTGGTACTGGCGCTCCACGCCGTCTGAATCGGTGATCGTGTAGTCGGCCAGCTCGTCGTCTTTGTCAGCCATGAGGGGTTCCCTTCGTTAGGTGGGGGGCGGGGCTGGAGATGTCCCCGCCCCCCGAGGCGTCACGCGGTGCCGAGCGTGACCTTGACGAATGCCGTCGGGTAGTAGACGGCCAGGAGCAGACGCTCCTCAGCGCGGAGCGCGACCAGGTTGTTCTGGAAGTCGTTCACATCGCTGTTCGTTGAATCGACCCGGATGCCTCCCTTACGGAAGACCTGGCCGCCGAGGCTGAACGATCCGACCAGGACCGTGCCCGCCGAGATGGCCGGAGTGACCACCGTCTTGTAACCCCAGATCCCGGGCTGCTGGGCGATGCCATCGTTGCCATAGGCACCCGTGAACGGGCCACCGCCGTAGTACTGCTCGTTGGTGTCCTTGCTCAGCCGGAACTTCTCGTAGTCGACCGGGTTGACGACGATGCCGTCAGTCGGGGCGAATGCGGGACCCGTTTCCACCAGGGTGATGGCGTGGAAGATCGTGTCCAGGTTGTTCGCGGCGGGATCTCCAGCGGTGCCCGTGGTCTGGATGCCGGGGCGCTGGAGGATGCCACGGATGTTCGGGGCAGTGCCGTTGCCGTTGAGGAGCTGATCCTCTTCGACAATCTGGAGCCGCTGCACGAGCTGGGCGTTGATGACCGAGATCAGGTACGGGGTGTCCTCCATCGACTCGTCCGACACCTTGGTGATGGCGGCGAGCTTCGAGAGGACCTCGTTGACGTTCGCCCAGGCGAAGTTGATCTGGGGCTTTGCAGCACCTTCAGCAACCGCTCCCGGCACGCCCGTCACCGGTCCCTGCTGCGGGTAGGTCAGCGAGGATCCGCTGAGCGAGCCCGAGGCAAACAGGTCAGCGATGGTCAGCCGACGCAGCCGAGTGTTGACCGGCTGGCCGTACTGGGTCTGGCCGAGGCCACCCACCAGGAACGGATCCGTTGCAGCCTTGAACTCGGTTCCGGTGGAGGCTTCACGCCGCCCGGCTCCACTGCGCCACCGGTCGAACATCCCGGCGTCCTTGGCGAAGTCTCCGAGCGAGCGGGCCTTGGTGCCGCCTGCCGGTTCGGGGGCTTCTTCGTCGGCGGCGGTGCCGATCCCGGAGAGGATGTCTCCCGCCTTCTCACTGCGCTCGATGCGAGCCTTGAGGTCGATGGCCTCGTTCGACTTCGCCTCCAGCTCGGTCATCTCGTCGTCAGTGATCTCGCGCCCCCCGGAGGTGGCGTGTTCCATAATTGCTCGCATGTCCTTCTGGAGCTGAGCGAGCTGTTCCTTGAGCGTCATGGTGACGCCTCCGTTCTGGGGCTACAGGGCCCCGATAACGTGGACTAGCGCTTTGGCCCTGACGGTCACTGCGTGCGCGGCCTCCTCGGTCTTGGCCGTTTCCGGCTCCTCGACCTTGAGCGGTGCTGCGGTGCTGGCCTTGCCTTCATCGCTCCCGTCAACGGCGTCAATGACTTCGTTGAGGGCATCCCGCGCGGTGCGCAGGGACGTCATGTTCTTGGCCGAGATGACCCGGCCCTCTTTCACTTTCAGGACCTCGGCGGCGGCCTCCACGGCGGCCTTGACGGCGACGACCGAGGTGTCCTGATTCGCGCCGACCGGGACGAACGAGAACTCGTAGACCTTCAGCTCCTGGAGCTCGTTGGCCTTCTCGCCGCCCTCCAGCTCGATCTCCTCGGACTGCTTCACATCGAACGCGAATGAGAGCTGGTTGAGGCGGCGGCCCTTGACCAGGCGATAGACCTGGTTGCCCTTGGGGCTCTCCAGGTCGAAGGTCCCCTTGACCCACCAGCCGTGATCGTCCTCGCCCATCTCGTCCGCGCTGGCGACATAGAAGTCCGGGTCATCCATCCGATGGCCGTAGAGCCCGGGCATCACGTTCCCGGAGTCCTTCCAGTCCTGGATCGTCTGGGCGAACGCGCCTGGCGCGACGACATCGCCGTAGCTGTCCGGCTCCTTGGTGAAGGTCGAGGGGTAGACGATGAACTGCCCCTCGTTCAGCCCGTCATCGGGCCCGGCCTTCACCGACACGAGCGGCGTGTTTTTGATGAGCATGACTGCCCTCCATTCCGTGCATCAGAGATCCCCCTGGGAAGCTCCAGGAGGCCGCTGGACGCGATTTCGATCAGTAGGAGACCGAGAGCCCGCAGTTGCAGCCGGAGACGCCCTCAGCCCCGAGAACCGGGTCGCCGGGCCACTTGGCCCCGTTCGAGAACACGTCGTCGTTCGCGACCGTCTCGCCGTCCATCGCGGCGTGCTCGGCGCGAGGGTTCGGCCCGGTCACCCAGGTCTTCTCCGCGCGCTGGCCGAAGTACTGCTTGGCGAACTCGCTGGTGGCGAAGCCAGCGACCGCCGCCGCCAGGGCGAACCCGCCGCTGCCGGATCTCTGCGCCTTCGCGTTGTCGAACACCGTGTCGGCCTCATCGGGCTCGACCTCTTCGAGCTGCGCCAGGGTCGCGGCGTTGACCATCTCGGCGCGCCCGTTCGCCATCACCCTCAGATACGCCGTGGTGTAGGCCTGCTCGTACTGGTCGGGATCCAGTCCCATATCGACCGCGTGCTGGCGGGCGATGGCCACACTGGAGGTCAGCGAGAGTCGGAAGATGTTGTCACTCAGCTCCTTGTTCCAGCGCTCCTCATCCCACCACTCGGGGGCCTTGGCCCCCATCTGTGAGAGCACGACCTGGCCCTGATGGGCGTAGAACTTCTCCAGCATCGACTCGTAGCGCGGGCCCCAGATCTGCGCGCCTGTCTCGGACTTGACCCGGACGGCCTTGGTCGCCTGAAGCTCGCCCAGGTGCAGCGCCGGAACCGCGTTGTATCCGCCAGTCGGGGCGGTGTCGGTCGGGGAGGCCAGGCCGCCCGTGACCACGTTCAGCGGGGTGACCAGCTCGTCGGCGTCGCCGCCCAGGGCGGGCAGGTTCATCAGGGCGCGGGCCTCGTTGGCGGTCATCCACGGACGCCCGACCGAGGACTGGAGCGCCGAGGTCTGCTCATCGAACGAGCCCTGCATCTTCTCGGCGATGTTGAACTCCACGTAGGCGCTCGGCGTCGGCGTGACCAGCGGCACGAGGAACTGGTTGAACCGGCTCTCGAAGTCCGACAGGATCGGCCCGAGCGTGTCGCCATAGAGCATCCGGCGGAACTCCCGGACGTTCGAGAAGTTCGCGTTGTCGAGCAGGCCGACCATCGTCGGGTTGACGTGATAGCTGGCGGCCACCGTCGAGAAGGCCAGCTTGGTCCCTTCGATGAACTCCTCCTCATGCGCGGAGAAGCCCGGGCGTTTGAACTCCATCCCGTCCTCCAGGATCGGAGTGCCGCCAGGCCGGGATCCTTCCCGGCCAAACTTCGCCTGCCAGTCCCGGGCGAACTTCTCCCGGGTGGCCGGATCCCATCGGCTGCCAGCGGGCCGGGTGAGATAGCCGCCGAACCGTCCGGCGTTCAGCCAGACCTGCTGGCGGAAACGCTGCGCTTCGATCTGCTCCACCAGGGTGAGCTTGAGCGAGTTGATCGGGCTGGAACCGTGGACCAGAGAGTACGGGTCATAGCCCGGGAACCAGAGCAGATCCGTCGCGAGCACCTGGAACGGAGCGGCCCCGTTGGGGCTCTGGAACTCGAACCATTCCGGCGAGAGCGAGGAGTGCCCGCCGCGCCGCACGCACCACGATGCCGGGATGACTTCGATGGTCCACACGCCGTCGCCGATCTCGCGCGGGATGATGAACGCTTCGTCATGCAGGGCCTTGTCTGCGACCAGACGGAAGATGATCGAGTAGAGCGTGTCATGCCCGTTCGGGCGGTTCAGGAGGACCGCGAGCGGGTCGGGTTCGTGGAGCCTGGCGCGGTTGGTGTCGCTCACCCGCTCGAAGGCCTGGAGCGAGAGCTGGGCGATGTTCCGGGCCAGGAACGTCACGACCGTCCGCAGATGAGGCTGGGTTTCCCAGAGCCAGTTGACCGAGATCTGGTTGACATCGACGGGGTTGTAGCTCGTCATCTCGACGGGGTAACCGCTCATCCCCGTACCGGTGAGAGCTGCCCAGGCTTCGCGCAGACCCATGCGAACCTCCCAGGTTCTAGAGCACGAGCAACTGGTGATCCTCGTACGCGGATCGAACAGACTCGTCGGTGGCCATCTCGACGGCGAATACGGCATTGCAGGCTGCGATCAGCGGCGCGATGTCCACGACGCTGCCGATCCGGTCCCAGACCCGAACGTCGCCCAGCTTGCGAGCGACCGCCCCGGCCACGGCCATGTTCAGCAGCGGTTGATCCAAGTGCCTCAGCAGGCGGTCCCGGATCTTGTCCCTCATCTGCCCCGCGCTGGCTCCGAGGCCCAGCCCGCCGACCTCGAACACCTGGAGGCCCAGGTCGGTCAGCAGCGGGATGAACTCGCCAGCGGGCGCTCCCCGAGCTTGCACGGCGACGTGCGTGATGCCCTGCTTTGCGGCGACCTCAGCGACGTAGGC